GCATAAAAATTTCCGCTACCAAAACAAGAAATAGCAAAATAAAAAAAAGTAAATTAAATACATTTCTTGCAAAATGATCGGCTTGCTTTTTATCCTGCGCTAATTCACCGGCATAGCTAGGAATAAAAGCAGCATTAAATGTCCCTTCTGCAAATAATCTTCTAAAGCTTCTTTTTCTAACCCTTCTTTATCTACTGCGAATTTTAATACCTTCGCTTGTTTTTCATTATATACTAATTCAACTGACCCAGTACCATCATCTAATGTAAAAGCTTCACCACCTTTCCATAAGTCTAAGAATCCTTGTGCATATTGGACAGGCCTTCGTTTAATACCAGCTCCCCAAAGGGAATTTTCTGTTAAATTGGAATAATTTCTAAATGACTTCATTTTTAGGTAAAATAGGGGGAATTGTAGACAATAAAAGGTAGGTTGTTTCAAATTCCCTTGTTAATATTAGGTGAGGGGAGCATTCATGCCTGGAAGGTTCAGAGAATCTTCTTCCAGTATGTTCCCTGAAGCCCCCTCTAGTAGTATTTATAAGATTAGAAAGTCCAATCCTCTGTATTTACTTGTTGTGATATAGGAAATTCTTGACCAGAATCGATCAAATTTTTCTGAGCTTGTTGTTCACAGTCATATAGTTTCATCTTTGGTCTGTCTATTCCAAGTATGAATTTTTTGTTTTTGGTTGGGTCATTATATCGATTTTTCAGTTGTTTTACCAGTATTTGGTTAAGTTCCTCTAATTCTTCTGTTTGTATGAGTGCAAACATGAAGTCAGCAGTTGATGGAAGTCCAAAACTTTCACTTGTATCTTCTAATCCAAAGTCAGATGCGGTGAATCCAGTTCTATTCACCTGAGTTGCTGAGACGATTGGTACGTTTTGTTCAACTGCAAATCCTCTCAATTCTTCTGCAATGGCCTTAATATAGAAATAAGAACCTACATTCGTACCTGACCTGAATCTGGAAGATGCACAAATGTTTAAATAATCGATAAAAATAATTTTAGGTGAGAATCGTTTTTTGATAAGTAATTCTTTTATCAATGAACGAAAATGTCCTGCATGAGCTGATGCTGTAGGATATTCTTTAATAATTAATTTTCCCTGAGTTTTCTTTTGGATACTATCTACGGATGTGTCAAACATCGTTTTGGGTAGGTCATGCAGTTCATCAATGGATAAGTCCATCAGATTTGCATCTATTCTTTCTGCAATCCGTTCTTCTGCCATTTCTAAAGTGATGTACAAGACATCATATCCATTCAAAAGAACATTTGCAGCATGATGACACATGAATAGGGTCTTACCTACTCCTGTACCAGACATTACAATGTTTAAGGTTTTGTTGGGAAGTCCACCGTTTGTTATCTTGTTGAAGTACTCAAGATCGAAAGGAATCTTTTCTTCTTTTCTGTGATAAAACTCAAAACGATCTGTGGCGTTATCAATATAATCATGACCAATAGAAATGTCAAAGCTAACAGACAAAGCATCAGACAAAATGTCAGGTAAGCTAGAAGTATCCCTATCTTTATCGTTCCCACCAATAATGTTGATTCCATCCAAAACGGCAAGATGGAGTGCTCGTTCTTTACAGTATTGTTCTGTGGTTTCGACCAACCATTCTTGTTCGACCTTTTCATGTGACAGATTTTTTAATAATTCTTGAGCAGATTTCCATGTATCCTCATTAAGATCTTTCCGTTGATCTATTTCTACCTCTAATGCTTCTTTAGAAGGTATGTTTTTATACTTATCTACAAATTTATATATTTCATCAAAAACTATTTGATGATCATTACCCTCAAAATATTTAATCTTCAGAAATGGTAAGACTTTCCTTGTGTAATCTTCGTTGGTCAGCAAGTGACTTAGTATCATTGTCTCTGTAGATGATTTCAAATTCATTATCTTCCTTTAGTCCTTTTTCTAGACATGATACTAAAATATCACCAGCTATTTGATGGAATTCTTTTTCATTATCTAGATGGTTTGTGTTTTCCCACTTTGCGGGCTTTAATGTGAAATGTAGATTCATTCCACCTTTTTTTGTTTCTTCACCCATCAGTACATCCTCATAAATGTAAACTAATCCTTTAAATTTACCTTCATCAATACGAATGGCATTGAGTTCTGAGTCATCACCTTCACGAATTACTGATGAGTGTTTTACTGTTTCTACTGATGTATATTCAGACAAAATGTTTATAACTCCCTAAAATATATTTGTCGTTTGATATGGGAACATTCCCTCTATGTAGAAATGTCCATGTTGATGGGAATACTAATATTGTACCACATACAGGCGAAACTTGCAAGTCTAAAGTTGGAAACTCTGTTTCTCCCCCAAAATCTACATCATTGAGGTAAACAAAAAATACAAGAAATCGCCTTGCAGAAATAGAATCCCCAACATCAACGTGATCCAAGAAATTCCCACGACCAGATCTATACCTTTTAATTCGTAATTCTTCCCATACAGATTTTTCTGGCAAAGCCTTTTCATGAATTTTAACATCTTGTTTATATTTTTCTAAAATATCATCGAATCTTTTGTAAACATCTAATTGCATTTTCAATGTTTGTTCCCGAAAATCGTTCAAATTTACTTCATCAAATTCACGATGTCCTTCCAGTTTGGTTTGTACTAATTGATTACTTTCATCCAGAATTTCAAACCATTCTATAAGTCCATCACATTCTTCTTTACTGAACATCTTCGGATATGTCTTGATCCACTTCTCCATATAGGAATTCCTTTTTCGCAGCTAATTCTAAAGCTATCATAACTTGTTGATTAAAATATTTTTCTGGTTCATCATAGATAGTTTTTCCATATAACATCTTTCCTTTTATTTCATAACGATTTCCATTTCTTTTAAATATTCCATGTTTCTCACCAAACTCTAAAAGTCCATAAAACCTATCAATTCCCGAATGATACCCCAATCTAACATCAACCATTTTATTTTCGACTGTCAATCTGGATTTCTGAGTCTTGCAATGAATAATATTACCGACTACCTCAGTTCCTTCCTTGTCTTTTTTCTTGGACAAATAGATGATTGAACTGGCTGCATACTTGAGTCCAGAACCACCACCCATTTCTTTCGTGGGCATATATGCACCTATCACATCATAGGTATGATTAGTCACAATCAACGGAACATTTGCTCGACCTAACTTGAGAGTCAGGACACGAAAGGTTGCTTTAATAATTTGTGCTCTTGTCATATCTCTGGTTTCAGAACCAGTTGCAGTATCTTCCAGTTCTTTTGTGGTAGATAGATTTCCAAGAGAATCCAATATAATCATCATAGGTTTTTGTTCTTCCTGTTCCAGATATGCATCTAAGCATTTTATGGCCTGTGTTCTAAATTCCTGTATGGTTATTACTGGGAGAATTATCATCCTTTTAGGGTCAATACCCCTCTGAACAATTAATTCTTTAGGTATTGCAGATTCAGATTCAAAGTACAATACTCCTGCATCTGGATTCGATTCTAGAAATTGTTTGACCACTCCTAGTGCAAAGTATGTTTTTCCTGTCGCACTTTCTCCAGCAAGTGCCGTAATTTTGTTTGAAGGTAGTCCACCAGACAGGCTACCAGAAAGAAGAGCGTTAAACAAGTAAGAGCCGGTATCGATGTAATTATGAACATCACCAGCCGCCACCCCTTCTTCCACGATTGAGGCATATTCATTTCCTGACTCCTTTATAAATTGTTTTAAGTCCATTAGTCCTCTCTGTTTTCGGATTTGTCAACAGAGAATCCTTCTGGATACCTGCCACTTAATTTTTTGGTATTCTCTGCAAGGACTTCGTTTAGACTCCATCCTCCCCAAATAAGAACTTGTTGTACATACCACATTACATCACCAAGTTCTAATTTGATTTTCTCTCTAAGTTCTGGTGTGGGCTCTTTCCCTTGAAAAAGTACTTTCTTCACCAAGTCTAAGAGTTCTCCACCTTCAGAACAGATACCAATACCTCCTGTAAGTAGTCTTTGAGGCTCTGTCCAGTTCATATCACCATCTAGAAACACTACAAGTCTATCTATAAATGCTTCACTACTAACAGTTGCATCTGAAGTTACACTATTTACAAAATTTCTATGGTCTATTACTTCTTTTGAATCCATGTTCTCCTTTAATTAAAAAATTGATTTAAATTTGATTCACTTTTATATTTACTAATATTCTTCTTATTATATTTTATATCTTTTGACATTTCAAATGGCATAGTTTTAGTTTTTACATATTCTGTTTCGCCAGGGCCCTTCACAGTCCATTCTAAATCAACATCTTTTGGATAGTTCAATCCCCATGTGACTGTTGATTTCTTCAAATATTTTCTATCCTTTTTACTTATAGGATAAATGTATCTAAATTGTTTTCCCTTAACTCTACTCAATTTCAAATCCCTCAGTTGTTCAAAGTTTGGTCTATGTCCATACTTCAAACCTTCTTCATTTGGTAATATTCCTTGTATAGTTCTTGGATGAACCTTCTCACCAGTTTCAGTAACGTAAATATCTGTTATGGAATGTCCACCATACAGGAAATTTGCAGCTTGATACACATAACCAGGCTTACCTACAATACCATCTGCCCATGTGAAAAGATATTTGATGTCTGTATTTTCTTTCAACCATTTGACTGCCATCGATAACATTTGAGATTCACTATTTCTAGGCATTGCATCATCCATGCACATTTTACCAATTTCATAATAATCTTTTGTATCGAGTTCAGGAAATAGTTTTTGAATTGTGTGTTTTGGCCTTGTTCCCCAGCCAAATGTAATAACCCCAACCATCTCACCTGACATAAAATATCCAAGAAAAATCTTTGTTAGGCTGGGCATAACAGCTGAGTAATGGCGTTCTGCAACAAACTCTGATGCTGTTACTTTGTGGATTTTTTTCAACATTCACCTTTTTAACTTAACTTAACATAATATAATTATAATATAAAAGGGGGCTTTCGCCCCCTATGATTACTAAGAAACAATTTCTATAGTACGTTTCTTTTTACCTTCTGGAATTACTTTTTCCATACCGATAGAAAGCATACCGTTCTTTAGTTTTGCTCCTGTAACAATTACATCATCGGCCAAAGAAAATTGGCGAGAAAATTGCCTTACAGCAATTCCACGATGTACGAAATCTGTTTCATCAGCTTTCTTATCCTCTTTGAAAGGATTCTGATCTACAGATTTTACTGTTAGAGTGTTATCTGCATACTCAATTTTCAGGTCTTCTTCTGAAAATCCAGCAACAGCCATTTCAATATCATATGTGGTTTCATCACGTTTAATAATATT